CGCGGGGAATCCGACAGGAACATTTACCTTGTGGCTCCAGTACCATTCACGCCTCCTCATCACCTCCGAAGAGGCCTCCTTCAAAGCCCGGGCTGGAGTTTTCCAACTCTGCAACAGGTCAGGAATCCGAGTAGCGTTAGCACGCTCAGAAACCACTTTACCCTGTTTGCGGACGGTATACTCCCTCCCGAGCTCCCACTTCCTCGACGCCATCCAGACCGCGGTGTCCCTTTTGAGTTCTTTCGAAACAGAATCATCAGGAACAGTGACAAACTCCTCAGAGCCCATAACAATGTTATGAGGGCAATGAGCTGCTGGAAGTCGATCAATTTTCATCTGGTGGAGAACGTCATCTCTCCACAACAACCTCCCACCCCTGAAGCGAGACCACGCGCGAAGCGCAAGGCGGCCCGTAAAACCCATGTCACTAGCAACACAGCGCCATCGATAGATGGTTTTGGCATGCCAGCTTAGGAACTCTTCAAAGTTCAATAGCCAGGTATTACGAGGACCTACCCTTGCGAAAGAATTCGCGGTAGTCCCCAAATTTGCAGGATGGGCAACTTCTCTTAGCATCCCCATACGAATCGTCTTGACAACATCGAGCCCCTGAGGGGCCCAACGGAGTAGAGTGGAGTTAAGACTCCCGTACTCTGTACTTACCGACGTTTTTGTAGGTTCCACTTCGAGACCTAAGTCCCCGACAATCCCCATCCAAGCCTTGCTGAACGTCAGCTCGGACTGGAAGAGGATATCATCTCCGTTGATCAGCACCGGAGTGCCCTCGACCCCAGAAACGTACTCTGCGTATCGAAACGCAATGTAGTTCTGGAGGCACAGAAGTGGGAAGCAAAGATAGCTCCCCATCATCTGGCCACGAGTCGGTACAAAGGACGAGATCAATCCTTCATCATCTTCGTAGGACAGCGTTGGCCGTTGAGCGGCCAAAGCGTACCGGAAGACGGAAGCTGGCACGTGCTTGGAACTAGACCAAGCCACGTCAAGGATTGTCTCTGCGACCTCGATCGAGAGATTGTCGGTGGCAGACTTATAGTCACCACTGGTGAGAGGTTCTTCCCTCACGCGGTCAAAACCCGCACCCCGCAGCTTTTCAGCCGTAATCTCGCCCCTTAAAAGCCATGGTTGCTTCGACAAAGTATCGTACAACAAACCATGGAGTGGGCGGAGAGTGGCGGCCTCGGAAACGAACCTCGTCAACGGACGAGGCTTCCCGGAAGAGTCCACGAGAAGCAACTCACCCTCAAGAGAGCCCGGTAGGGGCAGATTGAGGGACTCTTGCCACGCTTGCTGACCGGCGACCGAAAGCTCAGAGAGCTGACCGCCGTGCTTGCGTGACTTGCCAATGCAAGAGCCTAGAGAAGGTGAGAAAGTAGAGACCTTGCTACCCCATCGGTGATCCCAACCTTTCGTAAAAATCTCACGGGAGACTTTACGAGCGAAGGAAAGGTAGCCGACAGGCAAGGAAGGAGGAGGGCGAGAAAGCCGGACCCGGAGGTCCCCTAACATCCCGTGCTTCAAGCACTTACACGACGCTGGCAAAAGCTTTTTCACCGACTGAAAAGCCATCTGGGCTTCCTGAGAAGCACCATCAAGTTCAGTCGCGAGAAACTGCTTAAGCTGCTTTAACAAGTCAGCGCAAGTGTGTATGCGAGAAGGGGAGAACGTGGGGTAAACACCGGGGTGAATTCGGCGAACGGACGAGGTGGCGCGCTGGACTACGATCGTAGTACGGGCCATAAAATCGCGGCAGGGCCGCGGGGTTCCTTTGGGCAAATAGAGGACGGATGAATAACGGTTGTTCTTGTAATAGCTGGTGTCCGTCATACTTGCAAAAAGGGGAATGAGGGTTCTGCCGTTTCTAGATGCAGAGCCCACAACATTCTCCGAGCCCATTTTTGGATTCCGCAAGGGTCGACGCGGTTTTTAATTATTTTCCACCCAGTAGGAAGGGCATCCCGAAAGATGCCCCACTCGAGAGGACTTCATTATTCTTTCAAACAAATCTATCCTGGCGAGAGCCACTGGGTTTATAGGTCTTTTACGAAAGACTGAC